GCTACTGAGTTAAGAGTAGCCACTACGTTATTGGATAGATAAATCGCCATTGGGCTATTCTCCTGTTGTCTCGGTAGGTGTGTCTTTTGTCTTTGTCTCTTTAACCTCTACTGGCAACTCTTGGCCAATTTTGATTAAAAACGCTTTTTCTTCATCTGTAAGTGCCATTAGTTAGCTCCAGCTCGTTAGTATGCTTATTTGTAAATCTGCCGTTAGATAATCACCCGCGGCAACGCTTAGTACGCTAGGCGCGCTTACGCCAGTAACATTAAATACGATTGCGCTATTAGCTAGTTTAGTAAACACAGCTACTATCGTATCTTCAATACCAATTAGGTTAGAAGCATTGTCAAACATTGGTACGGTCATAATAATTTTAAAATTAGCCATAGGCGATATAGTTGCCTGAGAGTTATTACTTGGTGTGATATATGGATCCGCGGGCGCAACCACCACGCTGCTACTTTGCATAGTACTAGGCGGGTAATTAAAAACTGTCCACACGCCTGTATTAGCCAGGGCTGCAGCTATGGTGCTGCGTAAAGTAGTTATAGCCGCTGGCATTTTAGCCCACCATAGCCGCGGGTGAAAGATACGGGGCCAATAGGCCGCGCACGGATGCCATTAAAGTATTACTCATCTTAAATGGGCTAGGTGTGTAGCCGTCTAAGCTAGTGCCGCCGTTTTGTGTACTAAACCGTGAAGTCCAGATATTTTCTGCCAGCATAAGCGCCGCGGCGTTAATGGCTGGTGTGTTTGCGTATGTAGCACTTTTCGTATCATCGCCTGTCATAGTGCCATACGGCAAGATGCGCCTAAAGTTTTGGTCACTAGCAGTTTTAGCATATTGGATAAAGCTGTAGCCCTGTGGGAATTGCCAATAGTTAAGCTGCATATTAAACGCTGGCAGGATATTAGCCGTGCCTGTGCTAAATGGCATTGTGCCTGTGATCGTGTAAGTACCGTTAAAGGTTGAACCAGCCCCAGCAATAGTTACTGATTGGCCCGTAGTAAAGATGCCAGGGTTGGCAACCATAACTGTAGCGACATTAGACACTAACGCGGTACCTACTACGGGCGCGTTATCAAACCACAAAAAGCCGTTAATTAAATCTTGTGCGGCTTGGCAGGTGTCCTCTATCCAGGTATAAGAATCGTACAAAGTACCAACGCCCAGGCTAGCCTTTAAGGTAGCAGCTGTTACATACGTGGCTGGCATTTTTGTACTCCTATCTTACTTAGGTTTGGTAAGCCTCAAAGGGCTAAGAGGCCTACCAAACTATTAGTGGGTTTTCTTAGGTGAAGTTGTAACGGATAATACCCTTAGGCATTTTTGCGATAGTTGCCATATAGCCATAAATAGCCACCTGGATTTGCAGATTGCTAACTACGTTAACTGACATATAAGCCTGTGGTGATTGGTAAACAGTAAATGCCTCAGGCGCAAGAATAATGGCTGAGTCATCCACAGTCGTAGTAGCCGCAAAGTTTTTGTCAACGTATAGATCAAGGCCTAGTACGTTGCCGCGAATTGAGCCAGGCTGCACTAGACCGCCTGCGTTCATTGGCTGGCTAGCTGAGTAAATTGGGCGGCCTGTTGAGTCAGTTGCACCCATTAGTAGCTGCCATTGTGAACCGTTAGCAATATAGTTATTAGCAAAGTAGCCAGTAGCTTCATAAACAAGCTTTGAGGCTTCGGATGCATAACCAATAATACCTGCAGATGTAGCAGCTTGTGCTGTTGTAGCAACAGTACCCGCAGTAACAAGCGCAGCATTAACTGTAGTGTCAATAGTTTTTAGATATGCATTTTGCAGCTGATTAGTTAACTCAGCATAAAAATTAGGGTCTGAGCGCTCTAGCAATTCAATGCTAATTGTGTTCATACCTGAGTACTTAGATACTGTACCTGAAAGGTATTCAGTAACCATACCTGTATTTTGTACTGCTCCGCCTTCGGCTTCAACAGTTACAACAGGTGCTACGCCTGACTTACCGCCTGCAGATGTAACAAGAGAAGGCACGTTGATAGTCATACCGCTAGCTGGCAATACTCCGCGTGAACACGCATCAATAGACGGTGTACCAAAACGTGTGTTAGTTGGGAACTCGCTTAGGTATTGTGTTGGAGAAAATGCAGGGTTAGTTCCAAAATCATCATCTGCTGCCGTTACGTACAGCTTGCTATCTTCATTACCTAGTGCAGCTTTGATTTTGTGTTCGGTGTATGCACCCATAGATGTAATAGGTGTACGTACGCGCTGTGAATTAAGCGCGCTTGGTAGGATGATTTTACGAGCTGCCTCTACTGTAGGTGCAGCCTGCTCTGTGGCATCTACTGCCTCAGGTGCGGATTGATCGGGGGCTGTAGTCACAGCGGCCTCGCTTTCGGTTTCGGTTTCGGTTGTGGTTGTATTTATTACCGTATTGGTAGTTGTAACTTTTGTACTTTGTGACATAGCAGCATCCACAGGCATATCGCCTGCAGCGGCAGCAATTTTTTGCACCGCAGCGCTGGCAAAGGCAGCGCTCTCAACGAGTGATACCTCGCGTAAGGTAGCAGCGGTGACCAGGAGATAATCTTTTTTAGGCTCTGATGCGGTAACCTCCACACCAACGGATAGGCCGTCCATAAGTTGCTCCTGGGCTAGCAAAATTGCATCGCTGCCCCGTGATGAGGCACTTACCTTAAAACTTGCATATAAACCGTCTTTAGCAGATGTAATACTCTGCATACGTCCAACTGGCTTAGAGTTATCGTGCGACATTAAAAGCTTTACTCGGCTTGGCTCAGGTGCGCTAATTGAACCCTCAGCAAAAACTACTTTGCCAGCGCTTGTATAGCCAACCTCACCATAAGGTGCAATTTTGCCTGAGATAGTACGGCGATCTCCACTATCTACTGCCTCGATATTGCCACTAAAGGTTAATATCATTAGTGCCGTTCCCTTCATTAAGGCCCATTGGGCTTAGTTGTTCCATACTCTGAGCTTGCTGTAAATCAATTAAACCCAGGTTAAGCATTTTCTCTATTGCATCTAAACGCGCTGCAGTATCGGCACGTAAGAAAGTCTCATCTAGTGCAAAGCGCACTACGTTACCGTGAGCCGTAATATCATCCATAGACAAACGGTTTTCAATAGCGCTAATAAACGGCTGCAAAGAATATGCGACAAACTCTTTGCGGCCGTCTAAAATGTTTTGGTAAGTCATTGAGTTATTCATATCTGCACTTATGTAATATGCAGGCACGTTCATAAGCCGCGCTATCTGTGTAGCTAAGTACTGGCTAGCCTCGTTGTACATCATATCTTTAGGGCTAAAGCCAACCTGTTGATAATCTAAAGTACTTGTTAAATATGCTGTACTGCGTGATGCACGTGCTGCTTTCCACGCAGCCAGCAAACCGCTTATCTGTGCCTCAGGTAAATCGGCACCACTATTTTTAATAAATCCTGTAGGCATTGGTGTAGCAGCTGCAACACTTGCAGCCTTTTCTAAATCTATTGCAGCTTGTATTGTGCGGGCACCTGTCTCTAATACGCCAGGTAGCAAAGATTGAAAAGTAACAAGTGATCCAATACCCGCCATAGGGGCGCGCTCACCGTTAACAGAATAATACTCAACCTCATCGCCATATTTATTAGTTGTAACAGTTACGCGAGTATTGGCTATCCACTCAAAACCACTAGGGCGCCCGTCATCGGCGTACAAAGATGTAACGCGCCAATATGCAACGCCATAAAATAAAAGTGAGTCAACGGTATAAGCAATAGTTACGCTACGTGGTTGGCGCATATCGGGCTGGTCAAGCCATAGCGGGCTTTCCATTTCTGCACCTGTAGATTTTTTGTATAGCTCTAAATCAATACTTGATATAACGCCTGCAATTAAATTACGGCAACGATTAACAGCTGGCACTTGCAAAGCTGTAAAACGATCCATAAACGGGGCACCGTTGCCAGTTGCATAAAGTCCGCCGTAGCTATAAACGCCAGCGCCGTAACCTTGTGACATAACGGCAGGGGCTAGCTGGGCGGTAACATCTTTTTTAGATAAACCAAAAGTTTGCAATAGACCCATAGGGCGGATTATAGGTTATCCACAGGTGTAAAGTTATACACACCCTCGGCGTGTCTAAACGTAAACTTTAGCCTCAGATACAGGCTGCGCCAAGATATGAATAACCATAGCTAAGCCGATTGGAATATCTACGGGGCCTGCAGATTTACGGCGCACAATTCTCCAGGCATCGGGTGTTATTTTAGCTGCACAGTTGGCCATTTGTTGTATCAATAGATCCTGCCCGCTATGCCTTAAACGGTCATTAACTAGGGCATCGTGAAAGTCTGAACAAGCTGTATAAAAGCTCTGCCCTGATACGTCTCGCGTTTGTACGCCCGCATTTTGCAAACGCTGGGCTATGGATGCCGTGGTGTACTTGTCATAACAAACCATACGTGGGTAATACATATCGGCCCATTTTTTTATACTTGCAGCTATAGCTAACTCATCTACGGCTACCTGTGAGCTGTAGGTATCTAATACAGCTACACCTATGCGCCCGTCACTTAAAAGCTGGCCCATAACAAGGCTTGCATCTCGTCTAGACGGGCTAACGTCAAAGGCAAAGACAGTTAAAGGCCCAGGTGCCATTTTTAAGGTTATGTCGCTGGCATCCTCAACAGAACCGTGTGGCCACGGTGATTGTAGCGAATCTATCCATTGGCATAACGTTTCTGTCCTAAATTGCTCTGTGGTTTGTGTAGTCAGGGCCTCTAAAATTGATGCCTCAGTTACGAGTATGCCTAAAGCTGGGTTTGCTTGCGCCCAGGCTTTACGATCATCTAAGGCCGCAAACTGTGGGGCGCTGTATTCGTAATAGCCTAAAGACTCAGGCGGGTGTGCCAGGCATCGCTCACGTAGCTCATTTAACGTTACGCTAAAAGCATCGCCTGCGTTACTAGCTAGTAGGGTTTGCGCGTTTGGCCGTGCGCGAGTTACTGGCATAGCAGCTGCAAAGGCTACTTGGTCAACTTCTCTTAGCTCATCTATGAATAGAAAATCTGCGGTAGCGCCGCGGGCAGAGTCACGTGTAGCTGCACGTACATCTAAACGGGCACCTGACTTTAATACTATGGCCTCGTTGCCGTTGGCGTAGCGGATGCTCTTTAGCTCTTTCTTTAGGATAGGTGCATCCTCTATAGCTTGTGCCACTTCTCTAAAGGTAGTTAATGCCATAGATCGCGCTGAGGATATAACCACGTGATTACGCTCGTTAAACAAGAATAAGCCCGCCAAGATACGCATACGGGCCAGGTGGCTCTTACCTTGCTGGCGTGAGGTCAGTAGCAGGTTTGTCTTTCTAATAAACATTTTATTTTTATCTATTGTCAACATATCCTGCATCACATAGCGTTGCCAGGGTAAAAGGGGCAGGCCAATATCCTCCGCTAGCTGTGCAACCTCATCGCCACGGCTGGGGCCTTTTAGCGGTTTGTTTTCTAGGCGTGGTCTTACCGCCCCTCGTAAGGGCTGTTTAGGTTTGGTTGACATTAATTATTATCCTGCTCGGGTTGGCCAGCGCAAGGGCCTTGCTGGGTCATTACAGCCGTTTTTGGGGATAAACAGGA